AAGAACAAGGGCGTTACCGCAACCCTGGGCACCTCGCAGATGTTCGGGTGGGAGGGCCGCAACGTCGCCGACGTGCTGGCCGAAACCAAGAAACAGTACGGCAATTTTGTGAAGAAGGCGGTGATTCCCATTGGTTAGCTTGACGCAGCTCGGTTCCGCGCTGGCGGCCAAGATCGCGGAGATCCCACTGGTAGCGACCGAGATCGGTTCGCCGACCAATGTGTCCTTCTACGCAGACGCCTTCCCGACGGCGGTCTCCCTCGCCCGGGCGGTTTATGAGATGTCGCCGGGCCGGATTCTCGTCGCCTGGGTCTCGACCACTGTGAACACCGCCGAGGCGATGAATGCCTGGGCGCATACGTTTTCGATCTACGTGAAGGCCGCTAAGGACCGACCGGTCCTTCCGCTGGTCAACGGGATCGTCGACGGCACACCGGCCAGCAATGCGGGGTTGAAGCTGCGGCATTCACCCGTGCTGGCCGGCACGCTGCCGCCGGAAGTTCTATCGATCGAGCGCGTCACTGACGGCGATGCGATCGACCATTTCGAAGTCAAAGTTCAGATTGAGGAGACGGGGGACTAAAGGCCCATGCAGGAGCACTTGCGAGATTACGTGTGGATGGCGCTACCCGGCGGAACCGCTGAAAGGGTGCCGACCACCACGGAAGAGATCAATCGGAAGATGGTGGCCGGGTATAGCCAGGTGTTCCCGAATGCCGTTGAAACCGTGTCCAATCCCTGGGCGCCCGTCACCGAGGAGGAGCAGCAATAATGTCGGCTAATATCCGCGAAACGCGCATCGGTATCAGCTACAGGAAGCAGACTGCGCTGCAAACGGCGCTCACGGCCGCCGACTGCTGGTCGTTCACCAAGCTCAACGCCGCGCTCTCGGTCGTCGACATGGTCACCGAGAACGATGCCGCTGAGATCGGCAAAGGCAACGAGTTTGCTCTCAATAACTACAAGAGCCACTGGAACGTGACGGGCTCGTTTGAGAAGTACATCTCGAGCCAGTTCCTGGCCTGGGTCTTCTGCTTCGGCCTGGGCAAGACGACCAAGACGACACCCGTGGCCGGAGCCTATACCTACACCTGCGCGCCGCAGGACCCGGTCACCGACGGCATCGACCTGAAGGCGTTCACCTACGTGGAAGCCATCCGGCAGGGCGGCTCTGCGGTCATCGATCGGGCGGCCGTGGGATGCGTGATCTCGGATTTCGCAATAACGCTGGCGTCCGGTCCGGGCCGCGCGAACGCGAAGGTCACGGCGAATTTCATCGGCAGCGGCAAGGTGGTTCGGCCCTCGACCATCACGATTCCCGCCGCCGTCTCCGAGGAGTTTCTGAACTCCGCCTCCGCCGCCATCACCATCAACAGCGTGAACTACGTCACGAACCGCAACTTCGTCATGCTGGAGCAGACCTGGAACAACTCGGTGCGGGAGCAGACCGGGTTCTATCCCGGGTCCGGCACCGACACAGGCGCCGCCATCCGCGGCCGGATGGAGTTTGGGGATCGCATGCCTGGCTTCAAATTCCAGGCGCGGTTCGACACGGGTTCGACGGAACTCACGGACCTCTACGCGCAGACCGAGGGGACGATCACCTGGTCGTTGCAGGGTGCGCTGATCAGCGGATCGACCTATCACGGGTGCACGGTCACCTGGCACCGGGTACGGTTTGCCACTGCTGTCGTCAACGATGCCGATGGGATCGTGACCGTCGAGGTTACGGTGCAGCCGCTCTGGCATACGACCAACGGACTGCTGACGGTGGCGGTTACCACCAACCAGGACAACATTCTCGCGTAAAGCGCCAACAGGACTTTCATGAATCAACCATTCAGCATCGACAACGAGTTTGCCTTTTCCCTTCGGCTGGACAGTGGCCCCACCGCCGTCGTGGTCCGTTTCCCGACCGACACCGAATGGACCCAGCATGCGGCCGGCTGCCGAACGATCTTCAAAACCCTTGGCCGCGGAAAATCGGAAACCGAGGTGGATAACGCCAAGGCCGATCACGCGCTGTACAACGCCGTGCGCATCGACGGCGCTCCGGATCTTGACGCCGTGGAGGCAGGGCGCATCATCGAACTGCTCGGCGCCTTCGAAATCCGCGACTGCCGACAGGAGGGCGACGTCTACGCCATCGAGGCGACGATCCACGCGCAGGAGGTGGTAATTCGGCTGAAGGCTCCGACCACCAAAGCGGTGCTGGAATACCGGAAGCGGGCGTTTCAGCTGATCTCGCTGCCGCATGGACGGACGCAGATGATCAGCCGGCTCAGCGAGGCCAGTGCGCTGTTTGATCGCTGCGTCGTATCCGCCGAGGGCTACGACGGGCCCATCTCGATCCTCCACAAAGATCGCGCCCTGCGCGCCATGATCGACTACATCGAGACGGAGGTCGACGGCAGCGAGGGTTTTTAGCAGCGGGCGAGCTACCCGACTCGCCCACGCCCCGGCGCGTGTTCCGGATGATGTTCCGCCGGGACACGCTCTGTCCGGGAGCACGAATGTGCCCGGGTGCGCCGGACGATGCGACCCCGTGCATGGAATGTCCACTGGCCTACCTCGACGGCGTGCTCGAGTCGCCCATGGGCGCGCAACTACGCAACATTGTTGACGTCGATTTCGCGGTTTCGGCACGATTCGCCGTGGATCTCGACTACGTGCTGTATGACGACTTCCGGATGCTTCGCGCGCTGCACGAAGAGCGGGAGGCCTATCGCAACGAACAACTCGCTCAACAGAACCCCTAATGGCAGCCAACCGCATCTACGTTCAGGTCGATTTCCAGACCGGCCAGGCCGGTGCAGCTATCAACCAGCTGAACCAGGGAATTCGCCAGATCGGCGGCGCGGCGCAATCGGCTTCCTCGCAGGCCACCGGCTCTCTTCGGGGAGTCTCTGTGCAGGTCGAGCAGATGTCCCGGCAGTTCGATCGGGCCAAAGCGGCCTTGTTGGGGCTCGTGACGGGCGGTGCTGGCGCCGGACTCCTGCGGCTCACCTCCGACTTCCAGCGCGCACAGATCACGATGACGCAGATGACGGGCTCCGCTGAGGCGGCGCGGAAGACATTGACGGACCTTCGGGCTCTCTCGCAGCAACAACCGTTCGAGTTCCAGGATCTCCAGAACCTGACCACCTCGCTCTCCGCGTTCGGCTTTCAGGGCCAGGAACTTCTGCGCACCGTGAAAGCAGTGGCGGACTCGGCGGCCGGGGTCGGCGGGACGGTCGAGAAACTAAACCAGATTGGCCTAGCCATCGGCCAGATCAAGGTCAAGGGCAGGCTCAACGCCGAAGAGATCAACAAGCAGCTGGGCGAAGCCGGCATCGCGGCGTCCCGCTATCTGGCTGAGGAGTTATCCCGGCAGACGAAGAAAACGGCGACTCCCGGTGATGTCATGATGCTCGCCGAACTCCAGCGACTGGATGCCAATGTTGGCCTGCAGGTGATCCTCCGCGGTATGGAAAAGCAGTTCGGCGGTCTTGGCGCCTCGACTACGAGCAACGTGATCGGGTCGCAGTTCTCGAAGCTCGCGGATGCCGCCAAGTTTGCCGCCGTCGAATTGGGAGAAGCGTTCACACCTGCGGCAAGAAAGGCGGTGGATGGTCTCCGCGGCATGATCGACTACCTGGCGCCAGCACTGAAGTCTTTTCGAGAACTGCCCGAACCGGTGCGGAACACTACGGCGGCAATCATCGCGTTGACAGCCGCACTGACGATTCTTCCGAGCGTGCTCAGCTTGTTTTCTTTTCTACCCGCAAATCTCGCCCGCGCCGCGGCGGCTTTCACGACGTTACGGACGGTGGTTACCGCAGTGCTTACGGGAATGACTGGAGCCCTGGTCGGGAGCGAAGCTACCTTATTGCGATTTGGGAAGGCAATTGCCGTTGTCGGTGCCGCCTTCGCGGGCTGGAAAATGGGCGAGTGGCTGCGGGAGAACGTCGGTCCACTCAAGGAGTTTTCAAACTGGCTGCAGGACAGCGTCTGGGCCAAGCTGGGTTTCGCCTCGAACCGCGACGCGGAGATGGGCCAGCAGGCTGACCGCAACCTGACCTTTGCGATCGGCAAGATGGAGGAGGCGATGCGCCGCCGCGGGATGCAACTCCCCTCCCGCGGGTCGCTCGGCGACAGCGAGTATTCGGACCTGCTGCGCGAGACGATGCGGGCCGGTGCCAAGCAGGACGAGGAGATCAAGGCGGATCTCCTCAAAGCCAACGAGGTCGCGATCAAAGCCGCCGTCGACGGTGCCCGCGCAAAGCTCGAGCAGACCCGTCGCCAGCTGGCCGTGGGGCTTTTCAAGATAGAGCCCGAGTACGCCGAGGCGTTCAAGTCCGCGCGCGATGCCGGCGCCGGAGAAGCCATCCGGTTGCTGCGGCAGTCGGTGGCGGTCGAGGTCGAACGGGAGAGGTCGGCGCTCTTTGGTGGGCGCATCACGGGCCCGAACGGGAAACCCGGGCCTTTCGTGTTCGGCAGTTGGCAGCAGCAGTTGGCAGAACAGATGGATTCCCAGCGGGAGACCTTCGCCCAACGGGTGCTGGCCCCAAGAGCGGAGCGGTTCTCGAACCGGCTTGGGCTCTCCGGCGAAGCAATGCAGATTGCGCAGTCGGCCGACATGGACCGGCTACGCCGCGACGAGGAGGCGATCAACCATTCGCGAGACCTGCAGTTGCAGAGTCTCGAACGGATCCAGGCCGTCACGGTCGCCCAGAAGATCGCCCTCGAGCAGCAGAAGTTTGCCATCGAAACAGCGGCGGACCAGAAGCTGTTGGAGCACAAGAAGCGGATGCTCGAGCTCGAGTTCAACGGCGAGTTGCTCCTGCTCGAAGCCCGGCTGCGGGCCGCCGGCACCACGGAAGATCAGATCAGCGCCATCCGTGTGGCGAGTTGGCAGCGGTACTCCGCCACCGTCGATGGGCTCGATGATGAGTTCAAACGGACCCAGGAGAAGCGGGCGCAAGACCTGAGCGTCACATCGACGCAACTCATCATTGACCAGCAGCGCCGTGCCTACGATTCCCTCAAGGGCGGAGCGGAGAAGGTCTTTGACGCCCTGCTGAACCGGAGCCAGAACGTATTCACCGCGATCGGAAACGCTTTCAAAGTAGCCGTGCTGACGGCCATCCGCGAGATCGTCACGAGCCGCGTGGCGGCGTCGCTCATGGAGCTATTTGGCCTCGGGCAGGTCAGCTTCGTCCCCGGCGGCGGACAGCTCGGCGGCAGTCCGGTCTTCGGTGGTGCGCGCACCGGTGGCGGCTTGGCGGGTCTGGCGGGCATGCTGGGCCTGGGCGGCTTTGGGTCGCTCACCGGCGGGTTGCCTGGCGTGATGATTCCCGGTGCGCCGGGCGGCACGGGCGGCTTCGCTGGGCCGGTGGGCTCCGTGTCCGGGAACGCGGCGCCGGGCGCCACCACGGGCGGCGCAGGCGGTTTGCTGGGCGCTGCCGGTGGTCTCGCCGGGTTCGGCAGCCTGCTCTTCAACTCCGGCTCGATCGCACTGGGCGGCGGTGCCGCGACAACGGCTGCCGGGATCGGCGGCGTCAAAGGGGCTCTTGCCGGCATTGGAACCTCAAGTGCTGCTCTTCTGGCCGGGCCACTGCTCATGATGGCTGGATACCAGTCGCAGAACAAGGCGCTGAAGTTTGGCCTTACGACAGGCGGCGGACTGCTGACTGGCCTCGCCCTGGGAGCCAAGATCGGATCGATCGGTGGCCCGATGGGCGCTGCAATTGGGGCAGCCATTGGTGCGGGCATCGGCCTGATCAGTATGTTGCGAAAGACGCCGGAGCAGAAGGCGCGGGAGGCCATTCGGGCCACCTACAGCGTCGATGTCTGGGACAAGGGTCTCCTGGGGCAGGTCGCACAGACCGCGAAGTCGGCCTTTGGCGGCAACTACATGCTGGCCGTCCAGAGCCCGCAGATCCGCGAACTGATCCAGCTGTGGAGCCAAATGACGGGTCAAAAGGTAGGCGGCATGCCGCCTCAGGCCCAGCCGCTGACCCTTATGCAGTCCGGCGGATCGCTCTACCAGCAGCCCGGGTTTGCCAACGGGATGCCGATGCCGCTGGTTGGTGGCGGCGTGATCGCGGCGGGTACCGCGCAGAACGCGCCGCTGTCCGTTGTGATCCATCTCGATGGGGCGGCGACGACGGACCTGCTCCGCGGGGAGGCGGTCCAGGCGATCGCGGAGAACCCGCGCGCGGCTCAGTCCGCCGTGCTGAGCGCGACGCGATCGAACGCCGGCCGCCGTGAGTTTCTGAGCCTGCAACTGGCGCCGGGTACGGTGACGTCTTAAGAGACTTTTTTCAATCCCTCTTGAATCGCCCGCTTCAGAATCGTCTGGTACCCGACTCCCTCCTCGTCGGCAAGCTCTCGTGCTCGTTCGAGATCCGCGACAGAAAGTCGAATCGATATTGCCTTGGTCGCTCTCGCTTTCGCCTTCGCCACCAAATCAGCAAGCACAGCCGAATCCGTTAACGGAACGTTGATCCCAGAGGATCGGACCACGCTGCCTTTGCGAAATGCCTTGGCGAACTCTCGCTCCGTTTGTCGACGTCCTTCGGCAGAGGCATACCAGGAAGCATCCACCTCTGTCTCTGGAGGACCCTCATATTTCGAGTTCCGGGCCATATTTTCTCCTTTCAGCTTGATTCATGGTGTACGCCGTAACAGTTCGAAAACGGCCATCACGCACGGCAAAAACCACAACGAGATATCTTCCGTCGAGAGTTTTTCCAAGGAGTTTCCATCGGCGTTCTTCCCCCTTGGTGGTAGCGGGGAACCGTAAATGTTGGTGTGTCGCAACGTACTCGACCTCGTCCGGGCTGACGCCGTGCTGTGCAATGTGGGCGACGTTATGTTCGTCCCAATCGAACCCGGATAACTGCAACTCCACGACTCAAGTATATACCACCACCGTATATACACAGCTCTCGACCTGTTTAGAAGCCCATGCCAGGAAATGTCTCGAACGCAGCGCCGGTGACCGTGTTCCCGCAGATGCTCTGCACGGCCTTCCAGCAAACCCGGGAGATTGCGCTGCAGGCGAACGACTATCGCAACGGCGAGTCGCAACGCGCGCTCCAGGTCGCGAGCAGCCGCCGCAAATGGGTCCTCGCTGCCCGGTTGTCCGGCTCCGCGCTCGCGGCCTTGCGCTCCTTCTACCTGGCCCGGCGCGGCGGAACCGAGCCGTTCTATTACTACGATCCCTTTGCGCTTGTCCCCATCGGCTCAAACTACGATCCCACCGGGGCGAGTGCGGTGGGACGAGTCACCGTTCGTTTTGACGGGGAGTGGCAGCAATCGATGGGAATGGCGCGAACCGATATCCAGATCCAACTCGTGGAGGTGAACTGATGCCCGACACTCTTGGCACGATCGGCGTCCCAGAAATCAGCGTCAGCGGGACTCCGTTTCCGATCCTCGCTGAGTACCCGTTCGTTCAGACGCTGAGCCCATCGGTCGTCACCCACCAGTTCGGCTCCGCGAACGCCAAGATTGAGCAGCGTTTCTATCTGGGCACCGGGGCGCGCCGTTTTGTCGTCCGGCGCTCGATGAGCCGGACAGAGCGGGAAGGACTGCGCGACTTCTGGGAGGCGATGAGCGGACCGTATGGCGCTTTCACGTTCCAGGTGCCGAATCCAGACGGCACGACCGCCGCGACCACCTGCCGGTTCGAGAATGCGCCGTTGACGTTTGATCATCTGTCGAACGCCGTTGCCTCCGTGGGCGTGGTCCTCGTCGAGATTCCATCGACCGCCCCGACCTACACGCTGAATTCGACGCAGACGCGGTTTCCTTCTGCGGGTCTTCCGACGGCTCTCTTATCGCAGGTCCAGGAACTGATCCCGCTCGTCAAGATCCAGGCGCGCGCCACCGGCTATCCAGCGATCTGCGTCTCCGACCGCCGGTGCACCGTGGGCGGACAGCTGTATCAGGCTCGGCTTCTCACCTGGTCGAGCATTTCGCAGTCACTCGGCAATGACGCCGACGACGCGAGCTTTATCTTCGGAAACGCTGACCGGGTAATGCGGGATCTTGCCAACGCCGTCGATCTGTGGCGCGCCACCATCGAGTTCGCCCTCTTCCACGTGGGCCAGGGCATCAAGCTCGACCTCTGGCGCGGCGAGATCGTCGACTGGGACCTCGACGCCGGTCCCGAGTTCCCGGTGCGGGCGACCGATGGGATCTACGAACTTACACTGCCTTATCCGACCCGCCGGGTGGACCGCGGCTGCTGGAAGGTGTTCAATGGCCCGGCGTGTCCGTACTCTTCCGTGGGCTCCGGGGGCAACCCGGCATCGTGCGACAAGGGTCTCGATACCGCCAACGGCTGCGCCTCCCATGGCATGCAGCGCTACTTCGGCGGCATCGTCGCTTCCCCTCAAGGCGTCCGGATCCGCGACAACGCCAACGGCCGGCGCGCGATCACGGCCACCAGCATCATCGGCGACTCGGCCTACAGCCAGACCGTGCCCGAGATCTACACGAACGTCGCCATCCCGGTGGCCGCCAAGATCATCGCCGGGCGCGATGAAGGGGAGTTCTACGACGCGCTCGGGATCATCGGCGAGGGACCGTTGGGCGCCTTTGACCCCGACCCGTTGAAGCAGCTGCTCGACAACCAGCCACCGCACGGGCCCGCGCCGCTCGGCCTGCGGACCTCGCTAGGGCTCGATCCGGCGGCCGTGAACGATCAGTTTGTGCTGAGCGACACCGGGCCTTTCCTGCCATCGATCTATGCAGCCGGCACGGCGTTCGCCGAGATCCGCCGGACCGACCAGAAGGGGATCCAACCAACGGCCCTCACGCAGCACCAGATGCAGGTCTCGGTGTCGCTGGGGCTGGCCGGTTGGGTCTGGAGTGCCCCCGGAGTTCGCACCCAGCAGATACTTACTAATCCGGTCTGGATTGCCATCAACTGCCTGCTCCGTGCGCGCGGCTTGCGCTTCTCAACGGCGGCGGACTGCGAGCAGTACTTTGACGTTTCGGCCGCGATCGCCGCAGCCGCTCTCTGCGATGCCAGTGTCGCCAAGGTCGTCGGAACGGGAACCGAGACCCAGTTCCGGTTCAACGGGATTCTCCAGGAAGAAAAGCCATTGCGGGACTGGATCCAGGAGATCCTCATGACGGCACTCGGCTACTACACCTTCGCCTTCGGCCGGCTGAAGGTTGGCATCCGCAACAACTCGAGCGTCGTCGAGGCCTTCACGAACGGCAACATCCTGTTCAACAGCCTGAAGCTAAAGCCCGTCCGGCCGACCTTCAACCACCTGACCGCGAACTTTGCGGATGAGGAGTTTGAGTTCATCCGGAATACGGTCACGCTTTACGACATCGACCAGGCACAGTTGATTGGTGGGGCCACGGCTCCGGTGTTTCTCAAAAGCGAGATGAACTTGGTAGGCTGTCCGTCGAAGTCGCAGGCGGCGCGGGTTGTCACCACACGGCTGCGCGAGGAGCTGGGCGGCTACAACCTGACCCAGCAGCGCAAGGCCCGGGGGCTCTCGTTCCGCACGACGGTGCTGGCTTTGAATGTCGAACCCGGCATGGTCTGCTCGATGACGCATCCCGACATGCCGGATGGCGTCGGCGAGTTCCGCGTCTCGGGCTGGCGGCTGAACGGAGATTACTCGATTGATGTCTCCGGACGGACCACCACCGACGAGATGTACGACCTGGCGGTGGGCCCGAAACCAGCCGATGTGACCGCGGCACCCGTGCCGGCAGAGATCGGTTTTTCGAAGCTCCCGGTTCCACCCTGGGGCGGCAATGTCGAAACGCCGCTCGCCGGCAACCCGCTGTACAGCGTGGGCGAGAAGTTCTTCGGCCTGCGCCTGGTCTACGAGGATCTGGCCGATGTCGGGACGCTGGCGAAGCTTGAGGTCAGCGGCGCGGCCCCGGTGACGAGCTTCTACACCGACGCCTCGCCGGTCGCCACCTCCTACTCGACGGCCACCACGGGCGGCACGATTCCCGCGAACAGCTACGTGACTATCGTCTTCTACGGGCTCAACGCAGCTGGCAAAATGACGGCGCCCTCATCGCCGGTGACGGTCCGCGTGGGCGCGGGGAACGCGAACCAGATCACTGTCGGCGGGATTATCTGGCCTGCAGGCGTGACCAGTTACTGGGTCTCCGCTTCGACCAACTACGGCTCTTTGTGCCGGCAGATCGCCGCGTCTGGAGTTCCTGCTTCGATCACCCTGACAAACATCTCCGCGACCCGGAACTACACACTGCCATCCAGCGCCATTAGCCGGGTGCGGATGTTGGTTTACCGGCTGAAGCACTCGGGCGTCGACGGCATGCAGATCGGATCGGTCGGGACTTCCTCCATCACGATTACCGGTGCTGGCTGGACCGCCAACGAGTGGGCAGGCCGCATCGTCTCGATCATCAGCGATGCGAGCGACGGTTCCGCGCAGATCCGCGACTACACCGTGTCGAGCAACACAGCGGACACCTTCACGGTGGCGGGAACCCCGCTGGCTGACGGCGTCGAAACCGGAGACGTGTTGATCCTCCGCACCAAGGCGACGATATTTTCGGCCACAACGATCGGCGATGCAAGGTGGCAGAACACAACCTATCCGGCCGGGATGACGCCGAACGAGGAGCGCGGCTTGCTCGTGCGCATTATTGGCGGAACCGGCAAGGGACAGATTCGCCGGGTTGTTTCGAACACCGCCACCGTCCACACCGTCAATCAACCTTGGGACGTCACGCCGGATGCGACCAGCGTGTACGTCGTCCAGGAGCCGAGCTACTCCTACGCCGCCGACTCGGACTCCATCTATAACGACGGGCCGGACAATCCGATGGCGCTGACCATCCCCGTCGACAACCTGCTCGGCCAGACACTGCTCGTCGAAGTGCAGACCCTCGACAAGTTCGGCGTCGCTTCGGCAAGCGAAAACAACCAGTGGCGTGAAATCTACCTGCCCGGGGATCCGGGGACGGTGGCCGCCGCAGAAGTGGGAATCTCCTATGCCTGAGTTTGCTAATCGAATTTCCCGAAGCCTCGGCGACAAACTTGGCGAACGGCCGTCCGCACTCGACTTCATTCCCGAGGCGCAGCACGCTGCCGTGCGCGCTGGGACTACGGCAACGAATCTGACTGGCTGGATTCAGGATGGCCTGGATTCCTTAGCGGGCGCTGGCGGAGGCGTGCTGTATCTGCCCTGGGGCGTCTACCCGGTGATGGACTTGACGGTTCCCGCAAACGTATTTCTGCGCGGCGACGGAGCGGCGCGCACAATTTTTAAGCGGGCCGGGAACCTTTCGGCAGGACGCGGTGTCCTTAACTTCGCGGGTGCAAAATCCGGCTGCGGGGAATTGGCCATTGACGGCCAAGTCACCACTCCTGCCACGGCGCTCTACAGCAGCCTGAGCGATCCCTCATCGAGCACGCTGGTCGCCAACTCGTCAATCCGCATTCATCCAGGCGCCAGCGACATCACGCTGTTCCGCTGCCGGATCTTCCATACCGGCGGGTACGCAGTGCACATCGATGCCAGGACGGCCCACGTCTACCGCATCGAGATCATCGAACCGCACCTGCACGATAACCGCTCATTCCTGTTTGGGGCAACGGCCGGCAGCGAAATCTACGGAAGCTGGACCGGCGGGATTCTCGCCCAGGGAGATGGGCTCGCAAACAGCTACGGTGTCCGCAGCCTCACGGTGCGTGGCGGCCGTTTCCGCCGTGGCACCGGGAACCAGGTCTGGAGCCATCTCTATGGCTTCGGCACGCTGCATACCGACTTCAAGATCCAGGGCTGTACGTTTGAAGACATCGGCCGCGACGGGATCATGCTGGGCGGAGTTGTCGGCGGTGACATCGCGGGAAACTTCTTCCGGCGCATCGGCTACATCTGCACGGATGATGTCAGCGCCGGGGTCCCGCGGTGGATCAACGGCCAGTGGGCGGTCGGCCTTGACACGGCCGGACTTACGCGCGGGGTGAACTACCGGGGAAACTCCTTCGTCTCCTGCTACGGCGCAGCGATTGATCTCGACGGCTTTGCCGAAGGTGTGGTCAGTGACAACACGGTGATCGTACCGACCGTTGGCGAACCGGAATACACCGAAGACGGGATTGCATCGTGGGCGGGAAACTACTGCTACGGCGTCCAGACCTCGAATACGAACAACCTCGCTGACGCCGCCATTGGCGTCCGGGTGACGGGGAATCGGTTCCGTAATTGCGGGCTGGGCGCGGTGCGGATGTACGCCTCGCGGCGCGGAACCGTCTCCGGCAATACCATTGAACATCCATCCGCGGCATCAGTGGCCCCGATCATTCTTGGCAACATCGGCAGCGGCTCGAACCAGCGTGCCTACCGCAACACCGTCACCAACAACGACATACACTACAGCCCGGGCACAGTCACGGCGGTCGTCCAAGAAGATCCAAACGGGTCTGCGTTCGTCGGCTCCGACGTGAACCGAGTCTATGGTAATCGTCTTCACGGCACGAACACCTTCGAGTTTCTGAAGGCGCCAACAAGCGGCTCGCGCACCGGACGGGAGTTTCCGTCGAACAAAACAGGGCTCGCGGTCGAGAGCAAGAACACTCTGCAGCGCGAAGACGGTTATCTCCGGGCGTATTGGACCAACGGCGCACAAACCAAGTCCGTTCTCTCTCTGCTCGACCAGACGGCGCTGTCGGGCGGCGGAACCGGCGGGCCGCTTCTCAACGTCAGCCTGGATGCCGTCGGGGGTGTCATCACCACGGGGGCGCGCACGTCATCGGCCTTTGATGACGCGCTGCTTTCCTCGAAGGTCTATGCCGACGGCTTCCTGGCGATGGCGGCGACGACGTTCTCGGGCACTGAAGCGAACCTTCTCGCTGATACCGTCGGACTGATCCGCTACAACGCGACGTCGAAGCTCTTCGAGCAGAGCACGTCGACTTCGGCGGGCGTCCGCGTATGGTCGCCGCTTTCCCCACCGGCTCTCAGCGGCCTGACGGCGGGGCGCCTTCCCTACACGGCCGGCGCGTCCTCCCTCGCTGATACTTCAAACCTGACCTGGAACAACACAGGGCGCGTTCTCACCGTCACGGGCACCACCGGCACGGCAGCGATTGTCGCGGCCACGAGCTTCATCCAGTCCCAGGAAGGGTTCCTCACCACCTCCGCGTCATCGACTGCCATCAATGCGCTGAGCGGCGGGGTCTCGGCGCTTTCATTGATCGCAATTCGCAACGACGGCGCCGCAGGATTGAACCTGATCCGGAATGCGGGCGCCAACCAGCGATCCTTCGGATTCGGCGTGAACGCTTCGGGCCAGTTCTTCGTCTCTGACGAAACCGCCGCAGCCACCCGCATCACGATGAACAACGCCGGCCTGGTGACCTTCGGCTCCACGGTTTCGATCGACCAGGCCGGCAACCTGTCCGCGTCAGCCATCGTATCGGCCGCGGGCGTGAACGTCTCAGGAACTGCATCGAACTCTTTGCAGGCACCTTCGGGCGGCGTGTACGCCGGACTCGGCGCTACGCTCGATCAGGCGGTTTATCTGAAGACGCTCGCCGGGAACCCAAACTCGCCGGGCACCGGGTATGGGGCATGGGCGCATCGAAGCGGCTCCACCTATTTGTATTGGAATGGCTCGGCTTGGGCCACCGTCGACTTGGCTGGAGTGGGGGGCGGGGTCAGCTCGATCACGGGAACGGCGAACCAGGTCATCGCATCAGCCGGCACTGGCAGCGTAACGCTGAGTCTTCCGCAGTCCATTCATGTCTCAGCCACACCAACGTTTTCGACGCTCACGATCACGAGCGCCGCCTCGAACGCGATCGCCGTTACGGGTTCCGTGAGTGCTGCCGGATTCGCTGCTTCGGGTTCTGCGACGAACCAGATCCAATGCAGCGCTGGTGGCGTGACGGCAAAGTACCTGATCGGCACGACTTCATTGACGCTTTCGGCAGAATCCGCTGCCAATGCCGGGTTGTCGGCGGCTGGCCAGGGGCGGATCTATTTCGACTCCGCGACCAACAAGTTCCGGGTCTCGCAAAACGGCAGCGCCTACGTGGATCTCCTGGCGAGTGGTGGGCTCACTTCTATCAACTCGATGACCGGCCCGGCGATCGCCATTTCTGCGAGTACCGGCATCTCGATCTCTAACGCTTCGAACACGGTCACCATCACGAATGCCGGCGTGACCTCGCTCAGTGGTACCGCCAACCAGGTCTCCGTATCGGGATCGACCGGCGGCATCACACTGAGCCTCCCGCAGAACATCAGCACGAACGCCAACGTCACCTTCAATGCCCTGACGCTGGCCGACGCACTACAGAGCAACCGCTCCATCGGCCCGGCAATTTATGCGCCCAATGCCTACATCCAAGGCCGGGGCTATGTGTCCTCGGGCTTGAGCGCCTACAACTCCATTCAATCGGATGCAGGCATCTCCGCCGGAACCGGAGCCAACGGGGGCTTCTATGTCGGCACCACCCAGGTGATCAACACAAGCGGCCAGTTCGTGGGTGCCGGCATCAACGTCGGCGCCAATGGCATCAATGCCGGCGGCTACAACGTGAACGGCGGCTACTCAGGCCAGACGTGGAATGTCATCGGGACGTTCACCATCAACGGCTTCAGCTACACGACCCTCATTTTCCGGGGCGGCGTTCTGGTCTCGGCGTCCTAAGCGACACCACCCGGCTCACCGCTCCCTCCCTACACCACAGGATCCTTATGACACGAGTCCACCACCTCGCCGCCATGGCGACGATCGCGATTTCCTACGAGCACCGCGCCGGTTATCCGCCGGAAGTGCTCATCGCCCAATGGGCCATCGAATCCAACTGGGGGAAACGGCCCAGCGGGAAGAACAACCTGTTTGGCATGACGTTCAATCCGTCCCGTCACAAGTCCTTCTCCTGGGTTCCGACCTGGGAAGAACTGACCCAGGACGGGATCAACCGCCTGCCGCTGGATGAACGGCAACGGATCCGTTCCACGGTTCCCATGTCGAACCGGCCGGGATACTTCCGCATAAACGTCGAACGGAAGTTTGCCGACTACGAGACGGCCGAAGACAGCATCGCCGACAAAGTGGGCCTCATTACGACGGCTGCCCGGTATCGGTCCGCGTGGACGGCGTTTCAGCAGAATCGTGATGTTAATGCATTGATCGGGGGGATTTGCGCGGCGGGTTATGCCACAGCCGGAAATTACGCCGCACTTGCTCAGCAGATCGCCGCGCAACCGAATGTCCGCCAGGCGATCGCGGCGGCGCGGGCCAGCTAATGGGGTTCCTCACACATTGCCGGCATGTTCTCTGCCTTGTGCTGCTCGGCGTTCTGATCTGGCTCGTCGTTGCAGCGCTTGCGCTGGTTCGCACTCTCGAGGTGACGGCGGCTGGGTTGCCGGACAGGCTCGAGGAGATCGCCGAACGGCACTCTGCGGCATTCCGGGGCGACTTCACGGCTGAGTCCGCAGCGTGGCGAAGGACAGTTGAAGCGCAGGCTGCGGCCGCCCGAGACGCTGCGGTCGTTGAATCCGAACAGTGGCGGAACCAGACACTGACGGAGATCGCCGAAGCGCGCAGGGATACGCTCGTCCTGCTCGACCGCCGCACTGGGGAGCTTCTGGCGAAGGCCGATGTCCCGACCGCCGCCGCCGTCGCACTGCTCGATGAGTACCGGCGCATTCCGGCGATGGTCGGGGCGCGCCTCGATCCCTGGACGGACTGCAAAGGCAACGGGGCCTGCTGGCAGGCGCAATGGACCGCCCTACTGGGAGCATCCCGGACAACCGCCGGGGAGACCTCGCGCACCTTGCGCACCATCCGGGAGGCCACGCCGGGCATCGTCGCCAACGTGAACCAGACGACCGCGAATGTGGCGCGAATCACCAGACCCGATTCGCTCGCCATCAAGATTCTCAAAATAGCCGCCCCCATCGGTGGGGGCGCCCTCTTTGGAGCCATTAAATGAAGTGGATTAAGACCTTCTACTTGAAGATGCTGTCCTACGTCTCCGGACGCGCCGCCCAGGATATCGCCACCGCCGTGGAGCTCACCCGGCTGGCCCTGCCGATCGTCCAGCAGGTGACCGCACTAACCCCGACGCGCTCGGATGATGAACTCGTGCGCTTGTTCCAGGAATACGCCGTTCCCGGTGTCGACGCCTGGTTGCAACTGCCCCGGGAGCAGCGTGGCCGCGCACTGATGCAGGTGGCCGCCACGCAGTTGAAGCGCGTGGCTCCCGATACCGTGGACCGGATCATTGATCTGGCGGTTCAGGCTGCCGTGGTCGAGTCCCGGGCGGCACAGTGAACTCCGGGTTCGTCGGCAACGTGCTCGGAGCGTGGGAGCGCTTGCTGCGCTCCTGCAACACTCCGGGCGGCCATATCGTTCTGCTGATTGTGATGTTCTGCCTCTTGCCCGCCGTCGGCTGCGACGCCGCGGATGTCGGCGACTATCGCAAGGGTATTTTCGGAGCCTTGCTTCTGGCCATGAACTCCAGGCGTTCCGGTCCGGAGGCGAAGTAGCGCGAGATATCGCGGGCACCGGACCCGATGACGAACCCACCGACGCCACCTCTCTCGACAAGATGCCGGACACGATCCTACTCACCAACGACCCGGAGAAGCGCTGGGAGCACCTTGCCCGTTGTCTTCACCGCATCGAAACCCGCCAGGTGGAAACCGTCCGCACCACGGATAATCTCGCGGCCGAAATCCGGTCGTTAGTCAACATACAGAAGACCGACCATGCGGATCTGCTGGCTCTGGCGCAGCGAACCAAGCACCTGGAAGACCAGCACTTAAAGCAAAACTCGTTCCTTCAGGCGATCGCCTGGCTCGTCGGCACTCTCTGGGCCTTTGCGCTCGGGGTGGCGGCGTTCTTCGGCCTGGCCAATTCGAAAAACTAACCCCGGCCTCCGCCGGGACTTACGAGGAAACCATGATTCTTACGATCGGGCAACTGCTCGACTGCAAACCTGGGATGGAAAAACTGATGCAGGCCAGCGTGCCTGCCGCCACCGCTCTGCGCATTGCGCGCCTGGCCCAGAAGGTCAACCCCGAACACAAGACCGCCCACGAGGAGTACGTCAAACTCTTCGAGCGCTTCGGCAGCCGGGATGCGTCCGGCAATATCCAGGTCCCGGAGCGAAACATGGAGGCGTTTCGACGGGAACTGGAACCGTTTCTTGCCACCGAAGTCACGATCCACCTGGACCGGATTCCGTTCGTGGCCATCGACCACGTGTCCATGACACCGGGCGAGCTGGCTTCGATTGAACCTTTCCTGCTGATCGAGGAAGCCGCGCCCGCGCAACCCGTTCTGGTCACGCCAGGCAAGAAGCGCAAGAGCGCCTAATCACTTTACAAGGAGACCCCCATGGCAGCTACCGTCACCATTCGCCGCTGGACCGGAGTATCCGGTTCCCCGACAAAAACCAATATCACCGGCATCAACACGCGCGCCAACGCCGAGGACGCGCACAGTGTCGCCGGCACCAGCAACCCAATTCAGATTCCCGAGACGGGCACCAACTATTCCTACTGGGTCGCCACACGGCTCAGCGCCGATACCGCGCCCTCGGGAACGATCAACAACCTGCGGTGGTATACCGACGGAGGAAACGGATTCGGAACCGGCGTGACCTGCAAGATGAACACGGCCACCGGGTACGTGCAGGCAACCGGGACTCCCGGCACAACCGGAACGCAACTCACAACCGGGGCCTATGCGACGCTCGCCGGGGCGCCGACCGATGCGTTCGCCTTCACCAGTGCGTCACCCAAGTCCGTGGCCGGGTCCATCAACGGACCTTCGACGGGTGACTTTGGCGATTTCGTGGTTTTCCAGATGGAAGTCGGCTCGACGGCCGGCCCGGGCGCCACGGCACAGGAAACCTTCACCTGGAAGTACGACGAGACCTAATCATGATGCGCTGGGAAGCTCGATACAACGACGGATCCACGTTGCCGCAGTACCATGCCGACGGCAGCGAGAGCAGATACGTGGACATTGACCGGGAGCGGCTGGAATCGTTCGCCCTGCTGCGCGAGGACGACACGGTCCTCTTCCGGCTGCATCTTGACCCGGGGCAGCGCCTGATTTTCCGCCGGCGTGTGGAGCGCCAGGTGGGTGGAACGGACCGGGTCATTTATTTGGTCGGCTGGCAGGAAACCGTCAACGGCTCGAATGTCCAGTCGATGGCCTACGTGACCGGCGATGGCGAAATCCATTTGGCCGGGCGGTGGCGCGATGATCATCCCTGGTTCTACTCCGTGCAGCCGGTACCCTGCGAGGAGGTGAGAGATGCCTTGGCCTGCCAGTAACCGTGCCACGGGCTTCCTGGTCACCGCGTCCGCCTGGAACGAGATCGCCGCCGCTCTCGCACTGTGGGGCGGCAACACGGATGGCGGCGGATACTCGCTGAGCAACGTCGCAAACGTGTCCGCTTCCGGCACGATTGCGGCAGGAGCCTTCAGCGGGTCCGGTGCCAGTCTGACCGGGGTGCCGATCACAACCGGCATCAGCGGGATGGGGAGCGGCGTGGCGACCTTCCTCGCCACGCCCTCCTCGGCCAACCTGCGAACCGCCGTCACCGATGAAACCGGAACTGGTGCGCTGGTGTTTGCGACTTCTCCGTCTTTGGTGACGCCGGCTATCGGGTCCGGAGGGTTTACCCTCGCAGGGTCCACGTCGGGATCGACGAGCATCGTCGCAACTGCCGCGGCCTCAGGAGTCCTGACTCTTCCGGCAGCCACCGATACGCTCATCGGGCGTGCGACCACCGATACGCTGACCAACAAGACGATCAGCGGGGCGAGCAATACGCTGACCAGCATCGGCAATGGTTCGCTCACAAATTCGTCGGTCACCATCAACGGGAGCGGCGTCTCTCTGGGCGGATCGATAGTGATCACCGCCATCAACCCTAACGCCCTCACCATCGGCACTGGCCTGAGTGGCACCTCGTATAGCGGTTCCGCGGCAGTCACTATTGCAAACACGGGCGTCCTGTCTCTCGCCACCAGCGGTACCGGCATCAGCGTCAATGCTGCAACCGGAGCCATCACTTTCACCAGTAACGCGACCAGCGCGAACACGGCTTCAGCGATCGTGGCCCGTGATGCCTCGGGCAATTTCTCGGCAGGTACGATCACGGCTTCGCTTTCCGGCAACGCCTCGACTGCCACGACGGCTACGAACCTGAGCGGTGGCTCAGTCACCGCAACTACCGGAAGCTTCAGCGGACGTATCACGGCGTCAGCCGCGCTCGGTTCGGGAGGGATTGCCAACTCGACGGGAAGTCTTGGGGCGATTGAGGTCTATGGTGGCGGGGGAACGAATGCCGCCTTCATGGCCTTTCACCGCCCGGGCGCCTATGCAGCGTATTTCGGACTCGATGCTGACAACGTCTTCAAGGTCGGTGGCTGGTCCATGGGAGCAGCGGCGTATCCGATCCTGCATTCCAACAACTTCAACTCCTACGCACCGACATTGACCGGAACGGGGGCCAGCGGTTCGTGGGGAATCAGCGTGACGGGCAATGCTGCGACGTCTACCCTCGCGTCTAAGGCCTCCACCCTCTCGCAAAGTGGCGGAAACGGAACGGCCATGACCTTCAATTGGGCTGGTCAGGGAGGTCAGCCGAGTTGGCTGTGGGGTTCCAATGACGGCTCCAACATCTATGTCTGGAGTCCCAGTAATTTCAGCGTCAATTATGCAACCTCTGCTGGTAGCGCCGTTACCTTGTCCACGACGGGTTCCACTTGGCTTACGAACGGCACACTCAGTGCTGTTGTTGGGCAACTGGCGTGGAAGAATTATGGGAATGGTCATACGATTTTTGATGCGTCTGCGGGAACTTCCCCCGCGGGGGGTGCAATCAATAATACGAACGCTGCTACTGGTTGGACTGCCACGTATCCAACTCTCATGGGATGGAATGGGTCCAGCACCTATGGGGTCCGGGTAGATTCTGCGCGGGTTGCCGACAACATATCTTCGTACACGGTCAATCAGAACGTCGGGACTGGAAACAACGTCACGTTCAACGCGGTGTCCGATGCGGCCGGGAACCTGCGCGATATCCCGCCGAATGCAAAGACCTCCGCGTACACGCTCATCGCCAGTGACACTGGAAAGCACATCTCCATCACCACAGGCGGCGTGACGGTCCCGGCCAGTGTGTTTTCGGCTGGACAAGCGGTGACGATCTATAACAACTCGGCCGCTAACCAAACGATCACGCAAGGGGGCAGCGTAACCATGTACTTGGCCGGTACCGCGACGACCGGGAACCGGACGCTGGCGCAAAGAGGCGTGGCCACGGTGTTGTGTGTGGCTTCGAACGTGTTCGTTATATCCGGCGCCGGGGTGGCTTAATGTCAATCCAGCAGATGCTCCTTTCCGGGAACGGTTACTCGCCGGGGTCTCAGACCTATTCGACGGCGGGTAGCTATTCCTGGACCTGTCCGTCTGGAGTGACCTCTGTGACGGTCGAATGTATCGGGGGCGGCGGTCTCGGCTATAACGGCGATTACCCCCCTGGACCCGGTGGTGGCGGTGGCGGTGGCGGTGGCTACGCCAAAAGCATCAGGAGCGTGAGTCCCGGCAGTTCCTACAGCCTGTACGTCGGAGCTAACAATGAGGACTCCTGGTTCATCAGTACCGCGACGGTGCTGGGGACGGCTGGCGGACCAGGCCAGACTACGAGTGGCGGAAGTGGCGGATCTGGTTCGGGCGGCACTGGCTTCCAACTGTCCTATTCCGGTGGTGCGGGGGGCGTGAAGAGTAACGATTCCTATTCCTACTACGGCGGTGGTGGCGGTGGTGGCGCTTCAAGCAGCGGAGCAGGGTCGGCGGGCGGCAGTCCAAATGGCGGCACTGGCGGCGGGGGTGGGCCGAGCGGGAACGGGGGTAATGGAGGGTTTTGCGATTTGTCCTCTAGCTCCGGTGCCTCAGGTGCAAATGGAACAAATCCGGGTGGGGGCGGCGGCGGGCGTTCCGCTGGCGACGGTACCAACAACCTGAGTCTGAGTGGTGGGGCCGGAGCTACGGGCCAAGTCAAGATCACCTGGTAAGGAGAAAACGATGATTATCTACGAGTGGAGTATCAACCAGTTGCTGGCGAAGCCAGTTGAGGCTGGGTTAATGAATGTGGTGCAGATCGTCCATTGGACACTGCGCGGCGTGAGCGACAACAATGTAGAAGCTGTGCAGAGCGGGTCGTGTTCCCTGCCGGCGCCAGATCCTGCGGCATTCGTGCCGTTCGAAGATTTGACTGCCGCCCGGGTCGGCGAGTTCATCGAGGTCGCCATGGGCTTGAACACGATGGCCGCATTGAAACGTGGAATCGCCCAGCAGATCGAGGAAAAAGTGAATCCACCGCTGGTCAGCATGGCGTTCCCGTGGGAGCCTGCCCGCTAAGGCCGTCTCTGTTTGGTTCCGGTTCGGCCTACCCCGGCCGCATTCTGATTCTCCTCCTAGGCCAATACAATGGCGACTCGCTTCTACCTCTCCAGTTCCGACACCGCTGTTGGATTCGGCTATGACTCGGCCTGGGAGGACACCAGTTTCTCAGCGTCGCGGGCCTGCTATACAACTCGGCAAGGCAGTCCGTTCGCCTCGGTTTCGGTTGATGATTCCAATAACCAAAACCGGGATGTGGCTTTCCGGCAGTACGTCTCGCTTCCGCTGGCGGCGCAGACCATTGGCGCGCAAACCGTCAAGCTGCAGATTCGCGGCTACGAGCGGCTCGCCAATAACAACATGTTTGTGGCGATGGGCATCCGTGTCCTGTCACCCACGGGGACCGCGCGCGGCACGGTCCTGGCGGTCACGCGGGATACGACCGAACTCCCGGCGGGCACCACTCTCACGAACCGGTCGTTCTCGGCGACGACCTCTTCCGTCACGGCAGTAGAGGGTGACTTCCTCGTCATTGAGATCGGCACTGCCGGCGATCCGGCCAATTCGGGTGGCGCCGATCACGATTCCACGCTCGAGTTTGGGGATGCCGCGGCTACCGATCTCCCCGAGGATGATGTCGCCGTCACTTACGACAATCCGTGGGTTGAGTTCTCGACCTCGAACCTTCAGTTCGTCATCCCTTCGGCGACGCAATCTCATTCCGCGGATGCAACCGTCGCGGGAGTGGTTGAGACTTCTCATTGGACGAGTTCCGGCGCCTACGTTTCCTACTTCGAGTTGGGTGCTGCCCCGCTCGATTACGCCGCGCTGAGTAGCGCGACGAGGACGTTCAACCGGAACCATTCGGGAGATTCCTGTCTCCGTGCGACAGGAGTGAAAGCGGGTTGGACCGACTCGCTATTCCTCGCCTCGGTCACGGCTGCGAACCATTCGGGTTCCCTGCTGCGGGCGACCGCATCGGTACTCCACTCGGCGAATGCGTCGTTACGCGCCACGACAGTCCAGACGAACGGGGCATCGTCGGTTCTGCGCACGACGGTGGCGCCGAATCATTCGGCGAACTCTCTCGTACTGGCTTCGGTCACCCAGCCCCATATGGCGGGTCCAGTTCTCCGGGCGACGGACTCGGTCGGGAGTGCCTCGAGCTCGTTGCTGCGCGCGACGGCGGAGTCATACCATCCGACGGATTCGCAGTTACGCTTTGTCGCGACGAGGGCGCACGCATCGGAGACGTTTCTCCGCTTAACAACTACGGCTCCACACAGCGCTGCTTCCTTTCTGGTAGAAGCACGGCTGGCCCATGCCGCCGCTTCGCTGATCCGGAGTACGACGGGGCCAAGCCACGAGACGGCGGCTGTGTTGCGGGCGACGGTCGTCGAGTCTCACGGGAGCGGTGCCGTTTTCAGGGCAACGCTGACCCGAGGCCACGCCACGGACGTGTTCCTCCAGAGCACGCCAACGCTACCGCACGGGACGTCTTCGTTTCTGGCCGGGTCCACGGTCGGCCATACGGCGGAAGCGTTACTTGCCGGTGCTTTTCAAAAAGCCCACTCGATGGGAGCCGCTCTTCGGACGACGTTCACGCCCGCACATGGCGCGGACTCGGGCCTGATCATCGAGGAGCGTGCCCTGCACGGCACCGGCGCGCTGCTCTACGCCGGTCGGGTCACCGCGCAGATTGCCGATAGCCTGCTGCAACGCACCGGGGGAATCGCTCACGGCGTCGCATCCTTGGCGACTGCCAAATCCGACCAAGAACAAACCGTTGACGCGTTCCTGCGCGTGATGGCGATGGCCGGGCACAGTGCCGGGACCCTTGTGCGGGCATTGACCCTGGCGGATCACGGGAGCGACTCGGTGCTCCGGGATGAAGGTTCGCAGTGGAGCTCTTCCGACTCGATCCTCCGCGCGGCGGTTGCGGCCGGACACTCGACATGTCCAGCGATTCGGGCAACGAAGGTAACAGGCAGTTCGGCGGACTCGTTATTCCGGCGGATTGCATCATCCGGCCATTCCGTCGGCATCCTCCTTCGCGCCTCCGAAGCCATCAGCTCCGCCGGAGACGCGCTTCTACGATCCACGGGCGCGGACGTCTCCACGTCCGATTCGATCCTTCTGGCGACGGTCACTCGCGGGCACCTGGCCGATGCGGCACTCCGGGCGGGCGTAGAGAAGCCCCACGTAGCTGGCTCCCTGCTCCGCGCAACGTCCACTGCGGATAATAGCGCCAATTCCCTGCTCCGGGCGACCATAGAACCGGCACACGGCGCCGTGTCACTCCTCCGCGCGACGGCGCAAACATCCCACGGCTCCAATTCAGTCGCCGTCATTACCCAGGTTCGGGATCACGCGACCGGTACCGCCCTACTCGCCAGATTCGTGAGGGGCCATGGGTCCAGTGCGCGATTCCGGGCAACTCAGGCGCCGGCGCATGGCACGGGCGTCCTCCTTCGCTCTTCCGCCGGGCTGGTTAGCTCGATCACGCCACGCGCGATTCCACGGGCCACATTGTCGGCACGGGCCATACCAGAAACCATCATCACGCCAGCAGATGCGCCGGTGGCGCGCCTGCGCACGAGGTAATCATGCAGCAACAGCAACTGACCATGTACCGCGGTAACACCATGGTCCTCGACTTTGTAGTCGCGCTTGGCGGCAACCCGGTGGACCTCACAGGCGCCGGTATTTGGATCACGGCGAAGACGTCGCCGGGCGCGAGCGCCGTCGTCTTCCAGAAGGCCGTGGGTTCCGGCATTACAGTCACCGACGCCGCGAGCGGCGCCGGGGTGATCGAACTCGTGCCGGCCGATACTCAGGGGTTGGGGGCCAGGACCGTGCGGCTGTACTTCGATCTAGAGGTGGAAATCGCGGGCGCGGTATACACTGTGGCCGCAGGGAGGCTGGTGGTCGAGCCGGATTTGACGGTGCGGGGGTGAGGACATCAGCAGTCTTCCATCATCGGGTCGCACCTGTCCCTCCATCAAGTATCGATAGACGTATCAACCCAAATCGGGCAGTTGACCCCGGCTCAATATAGCAACGGAACTTGGATCAACCGCCAGATCTGGGCTCATCTTTTTTGGTTTGAATGGTGTCCGAGAATGGTGGGCTGACGGCATGGGCGAGATTGAACGGCGCGTCGCTGTCACCCGAAAGACCCTACGCAACGAAATACGCGACGGAACAGCTGGTTAACCGTTACTCACTCGAAGCCATAGTTGCGGTGCGGATCACCATCGTATATCCTTTGGTCCATGAAGCTTAGCGTTGCGCTCCCTAGTTTAGAACTGTTAAACAAGGATTTAGTCGTAAGCGTGATCGACAATTCTAAGAAGTTTGGGGAGCTCCGAATCAGTAGGGGATCTATCGATTGGGTTCCTTCCGGGAACTCTGTCAATGGATTTAGAATGAATTGGAGGCAATTTGCCGAACTCATACAGGAGCATGGGCAGAAGAGGACGCTGTAAGCTTCTCGGTGCATTGGCTGGACTGTTCGCCTGAGTCCATACGTTGCGCACGCGTTGACCGCTCCACCCCGCAGCACGTCGAACATTTGCGGCACCAAGATCCCAATCGAAATACTCTAGCTCGAACACCTTCCCCAAGCTTGGGACGGTGTTTCTAACATCGTTCTTAGTTGAGCTAACAGTTAGAGTTTAATGAGTCGAAGATGCGTCTGCTACGCAACTACACTGTTGTTTTTATCCTTTTGTCTCTTCTGCCTGTGATGATCGCTCAGGATCTGGAACCGCCTCCAATAATATTCCCCGCCGTGGCTGCGGAGCAGTCCCTGTTCCGAAGTATTCAAAGCGAACTACAGCACGAACTGGAAAAGCTCGATCGAAATGGCTCTCCGCCATCCCCGCTACGGAAGGCTCAACTTGAGGTAGTCATTTTGAACCGTGAATTAAAGCGGATTCGGTCGATGACTGATGCCGACCTTAACTTGCATCTTAGCTCACGTGATGAGTTCGAGAAGACCTCGGAGTATGAAGCTAGACGGAAGGCTCATGCTCTTCAGAAATCATTACGAATCGACGCGCTGAGCGCGCCTCTGATTAAGCGAAAGAAGTCGTTGGAGGACGGGCGGTACCCCATTCAAGGTCGTCAGTTAAAGTTCGTTTCGTACGACGCGGATGCTGAAATGGTCACCCTCAGCACTCCGGATGGGATTATGTACAAAACTATGATGGAGCCCTCTTCCGCCAAGACGCTGAAGGCGAATATAGCGCAAGCGCGCATTTTACTTCCATTCTCCGTTTTCGGAGAAGATAGGCAGCGAATCTCCGTCGAGATTGGACCCGATGGTACCATGCAGGAGCTTGTTAGGTTTTCCGAAACAAAATGTTCTGGGGTTAAAGTCCCCCCAAGCATTCTCTCCAAGGTCGAGCCAGAAGGGTCCGCAGAGTGGCTGAAGTCGGATATTCGCGAGGTGCAGGTCGTGATCTTACTGGATATCCTCGAATCTGGAGTTCCGGCAAATATGCTTGTCATTAAAGGCGGCCGGATGGGTTTAGATACTAATGCGCTGAGAGCCGTATCACAATGGACTTTCCGCCCCGCTAGGTGCGACGGGAAAGCTATCCCATGGGCAGAGACTGTTAAGTTTAACTTCAGGAAGCTACATTGATTCTGCTTCCGGCGTTAGTACTACTGTGTTATGAGCGAAGGGCGCAACATAACGGACAACACGGAAGCCGACCGACCAGCACCCTCGCGACCAGGACTCGAAGGGTCGCGTACGAGTGCGGGTTATGACGTTGTGCGCGCCCCGCGCGGCTTCCAGTCGGGTGGAACTTCGGGTAGGGCAAGTTGGAGCTGTCCAGCGCGGGCCGAGGGGGAAAAACGGCTTCGTTCCGCGATCAGAAAGCCGTAAGCGGCAATGCAAAGTGTGGCGTGATGATGGAACCCGCGCCAACCTCGCCCCTCATAGTGCCCAAAGCCAAGCTCCTGCTTCAGTTCCTCATAGTCCCGCTCAATGATCCAGCGTTGCTTGGCCGTCGTGACCAAGGCCGTCAAACTGGTATCCGCCGCGAGGCTTCCTAACCAGTACAGCGTTGGTTGCGTCTCCTCCTCGGGCCATTCGATCAGCAGCCATTGCTCTGGCAATGGTTCCCTTCGCCAGTAATCCCGATTCGCCGGCCGGACCCGCACCGCGGCAAACCGGGAGTGTAGCTTTTGCTTGATACCGTTGCGCCAAGTGATCGTCTGCCAGTCAGCGGGACCAAGTCCGGCAGCAATCTCTTTGGCCAGAACCGGCTGGTGGTTGGGCTCACGCTGGCGCAGTTTGGGCGGCCGGCCAACGCACTTGCGCGGCTTGGGTGGAAGCGGTTCCTTGCCGGGAGGCCACACGGACAGCATCGGCTGAATGCCCACCACGTACTCCAGTCCCATATCCAGCAAGGCTTGGCGGAACTTGGTGTCGTTGCCGTAAGCAGCGTCGGCGACCACGGGCGCGCGCGGAACGCCATCGGCGACGGCTTGCCGGATTTGTTCGGCGGCGATGAGCGGTTTGGTGCGGAACACGACATCGTCTGGCACACCGGCCTTGCGGCGCCGTTCGGTGTCCTCGCTCCAGGCTTCCGGCAAGTAGAGTTCGTAGGCGATGGGGAGGCTGGCGGAGGTCGTGCTGATCGAGAGGCTGACGGCGACTTGGCAGTTATCCTGTTTGCCGACTTGGCCGCAGTATTGCCGGGCGACGCCGACGGAGTGTTTGCCTTTCTTGGGGAAGCCGGTATCGTCGACGACCCAGGCCGAGATCGGCACTCGCGAGGTCATCTGGGGCAGAACGTAGTGGCGGACGGCTTGGAGGAGGAGTTGGTCATTCCAGGGCGCTACGGCGACGACGTGATGTAGAGATTGATGAGCGCGCCGGACATTGTTGGGGTCAAGACGGGCAGCCATGGGTTCCACGCTTTTGCGCTCTCCGGGCAGGAGGAGGCCGAGGCAGTAGCTGGTTAAGGGCTGATGCCGGTCCTTGTGTCCTGCCGCTTGCGCCAGACCCTCAAGGTAGGCGGCAAGACGCACTTCGCGTGGGCCTGGCGCGGGGGGAGGTTGCGGGGCCACGCGGAAAGTGTATCACATGTTATGACACAGTAGTACTAAGCGAAACCAAAGTGCGCGCCTCGCGGCGCAAGCGCTTTCGGACCACCCGGCGCATGCACAGGCCCGCCTTCTTGTACAGCCGGTGAATGCGTTTGGCATTGAACTCGGACGGCCGCTCATTCCGCTCGCGAGCACTCCGCAGCAGAAGATGCAACCGTCGATAGCCCAAGCGCGGCTTTTCCAGGGCCAGCGTACTAAGCTCGGCCTCCAGTTCTTCATTGAGCAACTGCTGTTTGGCTTTGTAGCGGCAACTGGATCGTGCGATGCCCAGCAGCCCGCAAACTCGTCGTTCCGTGATCTTCGGAAACTATGCGCGCATCGATGTTACCGTTTCGCGCCGAGCTGCGAGCTCCATCCGTTTTTTTCAATAACCCACTTCAGCGCTTCCCGGTCGAGGCTCAGATCGGCTACCAACGACTTCAGCCGGCGGTTCTCCTCTTCCAGATCTTTGACGCGCTCGAGATCGTCCCTCTCCAGTCCGCCATACTTGGGGCGCCAGGCATATAGGGTCTGTTTGCTGAGCCCCAGTTCCCGACCGACCTCCTCCGCCTTTCGCCCAGCCTCTAACTGCTGGATCGCCTTCCGCATCTGCTCTTGACTGAATCGGCTTTGCCGCATCGCTCCTCTCCTTGGCTCCTTTGTCGTAGTTTACGGTGGATCAGTTTTCGGGGAGCAGGTCAAAAGTACCGGTCCAGGGTCGCCTATTTCCGATCCTGTCCGGACCATAACGGCTCGGCCGTCTCCAGATTACTCACTAGCGTGATGAACTTCTGCCGCTTGCCCAGGTAGATCTCATCCACGCCCAAATGCTTCACTGCGGGCTTGGTGCGGCACGCCGACCAGCGCACTAAATACCGCAGATCGATGGCCCGCACCGTGCTCTCCGCCAAGCCGAAACGCCGAGCGACTTGCCGAGTTGACGCGCCTTCGCACGCTTGGCCAACGACATATTCGAACCGCTGGCTAAAGGGCGCTTTACTAGGCAGCAGCGGGACGCGTTCAACCTTCACTCCGCAATCCGGGCACTTCACCCGATGGACCTCAATCACCACCGTAGTCAAAAGAAAACTCCAGGGCAGATCCCGCACTTCCCGCTCGCTAAAGTCATGATAATCCTCGGACTTCCGCCCACAGCCCGCACACACCAACTTCCGATTCCCCCGTTTCCGGCGGACCCAAAGACGAAGGCGCTTGCCCGATTCATGGATCTCATGCCGGTACACCCGTTACCCCGGCCACTGCAGGATTCTCGTGAAATCGTTGTCTGTCACCTCGACAGTTTAGCCAAAATGCCGGATTTCGGAAAAGCCCGTCAAATCAACGCCTTTACAGATTCCTGCAAAGAGCCGTACTAATATGGAGACTGATCCACTTTTCGGAGTCCATTACATCCATCGCCCGCATGAACACTGGCGACATCGGTGTAAATCAAGCGAAGCGGATCAACAGCACGGTCCATGACGTTTCCAATCACTCAGAGATTATTGAACTCCTGCCGATAGACTTAAGAAGTTCTGCATCGGCTTTGAGCTGGACTACGGAGGAGTGCCCTGCCAGTGAGCTGATATCTTGCAGGGACTGACAATCGCTCAAATCTAAATCTATTAAAGATGGCAACCCAGCTATTGGTCGTATGTTTGATAGGTTCTCACACAAACTGAGATCCAATTTATGGAGGCCCTTAAGCTCCCCAAGAGGCTCGATGTTTGAGATTGCCGAACAGGCGGTAAGGCTTAACTCCTCCAGGCTGCTTAATGATGCAAGCGGCGTTAGGTCCTCTAGAGCAGTACAACTGTTGAGTTCGAGGATTTTCAATGATACAAGATTTTTCAATGGTTCCACATCAGAAAGATTAGCGAAGGATATAATTCGAAGCTCCTTCAGGTTGACTAAGCTTGCCAACGGCTCAACATTGACATTTTTCGGAAAACTTCTAAGGCTTAGGGCTGAGAGACCAACCATACCACTCAGCGGGCTTAGATCGGCAGGCGCTTTCATGAATCCACCAAACCAAGTTAGTTCCCTAAGGGATCGAATGACCGCCAACGGACCGAGGTCTTTCGTATTGACCCGCAGATCAAGCGTCGTAAGACTTGGAAGGTTGCTTAGAGGGCTTAGGTCACGGACTTTAAGACCGGGATCGACCGTTAAAACTCGAAGGTTCTGAAGGGTTGCCAGTGGTCCTATGTCGGATACCCCACATCCACTCAAATCTAGCGTTTCGAGTGCCGTCAGTCGCGATAAGTGACTGATGTCGCTCACGTTTTCATTATGCGCTAAGCTGAGAGTGGCCAGCGACCTAAGTCCAGAAATTGGGCTGAGATCGGTTAGCTTCTCGCAATGGGTCAAGGTAAGACTTGTTAGAGCCGTGAGGTTTGCCAGCTCAGTGAAATCTGTTATCTTGCGGCCCACCAGCGTTAATGTGGTAAGGTTTTTGAGCTTCCGCAAGATCGTTAAATCTTTTAGCCCGACGCAATCACTCAAATCTAAACTTGTGAGAGTATCGATTTCTGGAAGCGTTATTAACTCTTGAAAAGTTGCCGGTGAGAAGCAGTTTTCGAACATGATCGCGATTATACCATGCCGAAGCTGGTTGTCAAGCTGCAGTCTTATCTCATGCAAGATGAGCCTGAGGGAGCGGGCGATTCTCACGCAAGATGAGCCTGAAGGGGTTAAGGAGGTGCAAGCTGGGGATTGATCATCAGCATGCAAAGTGGCGAGAAGCTGAGCCTGGAGCAGATCCGGGCGTTGCTGGAAGCAAGCCAGGAGGTGCGCTTTGCCGGACACCGCCGGGAAGAGATTTACGAGTGGACAGGCAAGACATTGCGGGAGCATAACTACACCCAGCAGAGCCGGGAGGGCAAGGGTCTGTTGCGGGCCTACGTGGCGAAAATGACCGGCCACAGCCGGGCGCAGGTCACCCGGCTCATCGGTAAATATGCCGCCACCGGCGCGGTCCACCCCACCCCCTACCGCAGGCATCGTTTCCCGGCCCTCTACACGCGGATCGACACGGCCCATCTGGCCTCGGTCAAGGAGGCCCACGACACAATGAGCGGACCGGCCACACGGAAGATCCTGGAACGTGAGTTCGGCGAATACGGCAAACCGGAGTTCGAACAGTTGGCCGGTATCTCCGTCGCCCACTTGTATCGCCTGCGGAAGACAACGACCTACCGCACACGCCAAGCCACCTTCACCAAGACGAAATCGACAACAGTGGCGATCGGACAACGGCGCGGCCCGGAGCCGGAAGGACGCCCCGGATATCTTCGGGTGGACACCGTCCACCAAGGGGACCGGGATGGCGTCAAAGGGGTGTATCACATCAACGCGGTAAATGAGGTCACGCAATGGCAGGTGGTGGCCTGCGTCCCGCAGATCAGCGAAGCTTGGCTGGCGCCGGCGCTGTATTCGATGCTGGCGCAGTTTCCTTTTAAGATCCGCGGATTCCACTCCGACAACGGCAGTGAGTTCATACAATGTGGCGGCGATGCTGAAGAAGTTACTGGTTGAGCAGACCAAGAGCCGTCCCCGCAGATCCAACGACAACGGATTAGTGGAAGCCAAGAACGGAGCGGTGATTCGAAAGCATATGGGCTATGTCCACATCACGGCGCCGCAGGCGGCCCGAGTTCAGCTTTTCTATGAAGAGCATCTCAATGACTATTTGAACTTCCATCGCCCGTGTGGTCAGGTTGAAATCACAACCGACGCCAAGGGTAAACAGCGGCGAGCCTATCGGCGTTATGAGACGCCGTGGGAAGTGTACCGGGCGCTGCCCAACGCGGGACGCTACTTGAAGGCGGGGCAGACCCTGCGCGGGCTGGCGAGAAAGGCAAGCGAGGAGAGCGACACCGAAGCCGCCAGGCGGATGCAGCAGGCTAAGCGGTCTCTGTTCGCCGATCTGTTTCCGGCGAAGCGGTCGGCGTGAAACCAAGGGGCTGTGGAAATGACGCGCGGGGGAAAGCGGAAAACCAAAAGCAGGTTTCCCTCCCCTTTCCACCGCCCTTATGCCCCGGCGCATAGACCCCGTTGAACCCCGCATAGGCGTCCGCCTGCAGGATCCCTCGAAACGTCTGTAAATGTTCCTGCGGATGCGCCCCTTTGCGATCCGGCGAATAGGCAAACCACACCGCCGGAGGGTCATGTATGTCGCAAGTCGTGAATGCGCGGCTGAGACAAGCTGCCGCGGGATACCCAACCCAGACTCCGGCGCAAATGGGCAAAAGTACCATGCACTGTGCGACTCGCCAGCGGCCCGCCAGAGGGGTTTAGGAAAACTGTGTCAACCCCAGGTTGGCGCCGCGCATGGATCGTCGCCTGTTGATACGCCGAAAGCGCCTCCGCGGTGGTGGCGTGAATCGGAACTAATCGCGACTTCTTAAACTTTGTCTCACGCACCGTTAGCGACCGACCCGTCAAGTCCATCTCCTTTCGTTCCAACTTGAGCGCTTCGGATACGCGCATGCCCGTTACGGCCAGCAGGCCAAAAAGAGTTGCGTAAGTGGCCGGCCGTAATCCCTCCGGCTGCAGTTCTCCGGCGGCTCTGAGCAAAACAACAACTTCCTCGTCGGTATAGATGTGCGGAACGGGTCGGCGATGTGCAGGGCCGCAGTAGTCAACTGGAATCAACGGGCATTGCGGGTCGAACTGGCGACAATACTTCAAGAATGGGCGCAACACCTCAACGCGCCGAGCGGCCGTGACGGGCCCTGGTTTGCTGGCGCCTTGCACCCACAGCATTATCGACTCCACAGTTAGCGCTGTCTGCTGGTTTTCTTGTGAGAAGCGGGCGAAGGCACGGAGCTGCGACCCCTCTCCAGTTAGCGCAAAGCCCATCGCTCTGCGAGTCGCCAAGTATTCTTCGACCTGTGCGGCAATCAGGGGCTTGTTCAT